GTTAATTGGCTCTTTTAATAATGCTGATCCATCTGCGGCTACATACGGTTGGGGTTTTTACGACAGCGATTCAACTGGAAATTTAACTTTATATAGGCGTTCTGGTTCTACAACAGGAACAAAGACTGCGGAATTCAACAGAACAAATGGTGATTTTGGATTCGACTCAGGCTACGGTTCAACCGCTACTGCGTATGGTTGCAGGGCTTGGGTGAACTTTGACGGCACTGGCACTGTGGCTATTCGTGATAGCGGAAATGTGTCGAGTGTTACGGATCTTGGGGCTGGTGACTACAGGGTGAACTTTACTACTGCGATGCCTGATGCAAATTATGCACCTGTAAATAGTATGGGAGCGAGTGGCGCCGCTTACCATGTTAGCCGTTCAGTAACATTTCTAACAACTTCTTATCGGTTCTATACGGGTTATGTAAACAGTTTAGGAGGTGGTTTTACAAAGCAGGATTCTCCTTACAATGCCTTCGGGTTCTTCCGCTAATCAGGAGCAAAAATGAACCAACGAATTATTTATCCTACTGATGACGGCGGTGTAGCAGTCATTGTTCCTTCTGCTGAATATCTTTCAAACCACACCATCGAAGAACTAGCCGCAAAAGATGTTCCTGCGGGAAAGTCTTACCAAATTATTGATGAGGCTGACGTTCCTTCTGATCGTACATTCCGAGAAGCATGGGAGTATGCCGAATGATTGTAATCAACATTGACAAAGCCAAAGGCATTGCCCACGAGATTCGACGTGCAAAACGTGCCGAGGAGTTTGCGCCGTATGATGAAGTAATTATGAAGCAGATCCCCGGCAATGACGCAGTAGAAGCAGAGGCGGCACGACAGGCTATCCGTGATAAGTACGCAACGATTCAAGCCAATATTGATTCTGCCCCCGGCGTGAATGAAGTTAAGTTTGTAATTGACAACATATAGAGATTAAACTATGGCACTAGAAAGCGGAACATATATAAAAGATTTAGTTAGCACCAACCCGCCGGGTACTGATGCTATTTCACAAGGCGATGACCACATCCGCCTTATTAAATCTGTACTAAAGAATTCATTTCCTTCAAACAGTAATGCTCCTATTGTGCCTGATATCTCTGGCAACGGAGACAAATACCTACAGGTAAACTCTGGCGCTACTGCTACCCAGTGGGTTACTCTTGATGTTGATGCGTTAACTCGCCGCAAAGGTGAATTGCATAGATCAAGATTTGAAAAGGTAGGATCAACTACCTTAAGAATTCATTCAGGTGTTTATGATCTTGATGCAAAAGGAAAAAATGTATCTTGGGATTCCTATCTTGACAAGGGGTTAAGTGGTACAAACGGATGGAGATATATTTATCTTGATTACTCTAATATTACTGGAACTACTGTAACTGCTTCTGGGATTTTAGAAAGTGGCACACAACCTACTTATAATGAATCAAAGCATGGCTGGTACAATGGCGATGACCGTTGTATTTTATGCGTTTATGTTTCTGGCGGTTCAATATATAATTTTTATCATGATGGGTCGGATCATATTGAATATCAAGATGATGTAGATCATTCTTTTGTTAAATCTACTAGTTACGTTACTGTAACTGTGCCGCCTCTTGGCTCTGTTGGCAATAGAGGTGCAATTTTTGGTGAGTTTACTTTTAAACTTTATGCGGAAGGAGATGATACCAATAGTGCTACTTTTTATGTTTCTGCGGCAGAGGGGTCTGGTCATTTGTTGGGAACTGTAGAGGGTGGTGACACATCAACAACAGATGAACACGTTTCTGGAAATAAACGTATTGCTTGTTACAAAGCAAATTCAACGACTATGCAAATTTATGTTATTAAAAGCGGTGGATCGGCAAATATTAGTTGCACTACATATACTAACGGCTGGTATTTACCAGTAGGTATGTAAATGCCACTAGTACCATTTGAAAACGTAGGCTCTCTTGGAATTATCCAAGACACGCCTCCGTATAACTTACCACAAGGCGCATGGTCTGACGGCAACAACGTAAGATTCCTTGATAACGGCGTAAAGAAAATCGCTGGTTACAAGGAGGTTATGGCTACCTGTCCGTTTGCCCCGTATTACATTACTCCATACCTTGCGGCTGATGGCACATATTATTGGGTAGCATTTGGTCTTACTGATATTGCAGTATGGGATGGAACGGTATGGACGGATGTAACACGACAAAATACCCTTACTTTAAATGGACACGTTAACAAAAACTCTTCCAGTATTACAGTAGATACTGGCACAGTATTAGATTCTTTGGCTTCTAGCGGAACACTGTTTGTTGGTACTGATACAACAGAAGATGATGATGAAACGTCTGGTAATATATTTGAAGAACTAACCTACTCATCTGTTAATACTTCAACTGGTGTAATTACTTTATCATCTAATAATTTATATCACCATACAGATAACGCTGTTGTTACCCCAAGTCAAACAACAACTACGTCTGATTGGGATTATCAATCTAACGATCAAAGCAGAAAGTGGTCTTCTACTAATTTAAATGGATTGTTAGTCGCTACAAATGGTGTTGATCCACCACAAATGTGGCCTCTTAATGCTGGTATTCCTAATGTTGCAAATCCTTTTATGGAATTGCGTAACTGGACAGCGCCGGGACATTCTTGCAAATCAATAAGATCGTTTAGAACTTTTCTTATTGGCCTTAATTGGAGTAGAACTAACGAAGAACCTCGTTTAGTTAAATGGTCTACTGAAGCGTCGTTTGGTAATCCGCCTTCAACATGGTCAGAAACAGATGCTATTCTTGATGCTGGTGAGTATGAATTGTCAGACACAGAAGGTGAGATTGTGGATGGGTTGCCTCTTGGCGACTCGTTTATGATCTATAAAAACGATTCTATTTATGTAATGAACTATGTGGGAACTCCATACATATTTTCATTTAAATTGTTGTCACCTACTATTGGCGCACTGTCTAAAAATTCTATTGCAGAGTTTGAGGGCGGGCATTTTTTTATTGGCAACTCTGACTGTTATGTTTGTAACGGACAAACAGTAACAGCGCTTCTTCCAAATAAAATGCGACGGGCCATGTTTGATAACTTAGATGGTGATACTTACGAAAGATGCTATGTTGTAGCAGATTACGTTAGAAATGAAATGCTTGCTTGCTTTCCCAGTTCTGACTCAACAACAATTGATAGAGCATTAATATGGAACTGGAAAGACAACACATTTTCATTTAGAGATATGCCGGATGCGGCTCATGCTAATCACGGAATTATTGATATTACCGCTGGTGCAACATGGGATGCTAGTTCTGATTACTGGAACACAGGGTCAGGCGCTTGGGGCGAAAGAAACTACGACAGCGTAAAAGAAAATTTAGTATTTTGTGACATTACAAATACTAAAGTTTATCGAGATAATTTTGGTAACAAAAAAGATACTGCTAATATGACATCGTATGTTGAGCGTACTGGGCTTGATCTTAATGACCCTCAGTCTGTAAAGTTTGTATCTGCAGTGTACCCCCAAATTGAAGTAAGCGGTGACAATACAGTTAACGTGTATGTAGGTAGGCAAATGTCTCCAGAAGGCGGTGTAACGTGGGAAGGGCCAACAGTCTTTAACCCAAACACTCAGTCTAAAGTGTCGTGTAGAGTAAGTGGTAAATACTTTGGTATTAAAGTAGAGTCAACTACAGACATTGATTGGAAGTTACATGGCGTTGCGTTTGAGGTACAACAACGAGGAATAAGGGGATTAAGATCATATGGCTAATGCACCATCAAAAGTAGTAAAGTCTGTAAACCGCTGGACTCCTAACCCTGCGCCAGTAAACAACGAAAATCTATCAGACTATTTGTACCACGAACTTAACAGACTGTCTGATGTTCTTTTTAATATTGATGTTATGAGACTGGAGCCTACTCATCGTGATCCATCTGATAACTATGGGAAACCAAGAGCGGGAGATATAAGATATGCAGATGGCACGGACTGGAATCCTAGCGGCAGTGCTGGCATTCATTGGTACAACGGCACTAGTTGGTCTAAACTTTAGTATTGCAGATTATAAATCTACCTTTCTGATTAACGGCGCTGAGTACAGCACGTTGTCATGGCTGGCCCCCGATACGGCTACGGAGAAGTGGACGTTAGCCACTTTAAACAAAATCATTAACAATGGAGATACCTACGCCGATGTCATGGCGAGAAGTACCGCCAAAGACTTTGGATATGTAAATGGAATTGATAGGGATTATTGGCGCAACCGCCTTAACAGGTTGCGTAGTAGCGGCATACAGCCCGTCGTATGGCTCGTTTCAGACGACTCTCCAGACGTTTATAAACTGGGTTTACAGAATCAGATTGATTACCAAAATAAAGTTGTTGATGCGGTTGACGATCTTGTTAGCCATTATGTTGTTTGTCTTGAGTGCGATGAATATTACAGTGCTGGGCAGGTTAACACTCTTATAAAAGAGTTGCGTAAGAAGGGTGTAAACAAGCCTATTGGTGTTCACCTAACCCCCGGAGTCAAGCCAGAATACTATGCCGAAGCAGACGTTATCTACCTCCAAACAGGATTTAATCTTACAGAACAACAGTTCAGAGCCAGCATCGAAGAAGCCCTTCGGATTGGAAAACCAGTTGTCGTATCTGAGTACCACATGGACGGAACGACAGCAAGAGCAAGAGCGTTTGGAGACATTGCTTGCTCGTATGCGGGAGTCGTCGGAACAGGAAACGGAAGAGGTAATACCGTCTGTGGGTCTTTGGTAGAGGACGCAAAAAAGAAAGACGAGTGGGATCGCATACAAGAGTTTGCTAAAAAAAACGAAACAGAACTTATGATGTTTGCTGTACTTCTGTTAGCCGCATATGACAAGTTTGGTTTTGATGAACCACTACCGTTTATGGTGCGATTTAACTACGCTACAGATAATGGATATGAGGTTATGTTGCTTGCCCCTGTCGCTGATGACTTGGATGCAGGTGTAACTTACGACAACAACGGCAGAGTAATGCTGTTTGGGAATAAAAGATTTTGATAGCGGGAATTGTAGACGTAAAGGATGTTCAGCACATATGGCATAAGGTAGAGCCTATGCTTGATAAGGTGTGCAACAGAAGTCAGGGGGAACTACTTGCCAAAGATTATCTGCCATACATTATGGATGGGGATGCTCATTTGTGGGTTGCTGTAGAGGATGGCAATATTATTATATCTATGGTGACTCAGTTTATAGAGTATCCGCAAAAGAAAATTCTTCGCGTCACCGCTATTGCCGGAGAAAAGTTTTCAGAGATTCACGAAAAGTTTAACGATATGTTTGAGTCATTTGCTATAGACAATGGATGC